ACGTCATCCTGTTCTGGCAGCTCGTGGGCAACGCGCACCGACTGTTCGACTGGTACTCCAGCTCCGACACCGGTATCGAGCATTACGCTGAGATCCTGGCCTCGAAGCGCTACTTCTACCACCGCCACCTGGGCCCGCACGACATCGCCCACCGCGAGTGGGGCCTCAACGGCGTCACGCGCATGAGCACGGCAAAGAAGCTCGGGCTGAACTTCGATCGGATGCCCAACGTGGCGCTGAGCGATAGCATCGCCGCCGGCGCCAGGCTCATCAACAACATGGAAATCAACGTCCACGAAAACCCGGTGGACGACCCGATGGACGATTGCGCTTTCATCCTCGAAGCGCTTGAGGCTTACCACTTCACCTACGACAAAGAAAAGCGGGTGATGTCGAAGAACCCGGTGCATGACTGGTCATCGCACTACTGCAGCGCCTTGATGACCCGCGGCTTGTACGTCGCCGGCAGGAACGCCACCGGCAAGCCGATGGCGATCCAAGGCCGCGGCACCGAGGAGCTGCAGCAATTTGACAAGACCCGCCTCGGTGACATACTGAGGCGCAGGAACGCACCCACCAACCGCGGAGCATGGGGCTAATGGCCAGCGTTGAAACGAATGTAGAGCAGCAAGACAGCCTGGCCGGCGTAGTGCTCGAACGCTATCGGCGTGCGAAAGAATATCGCGGCGTGTACGTCGTGCATCAAAAGCACACGGCCGAGACCTTGATGGAGCGAGCCGACAAGCAGTACCGGCGCGAATACACCAGCCAGGACGCGGCCGAAATGCAGGCTGCCTTCGGCTTCTGTCCGTCCCGGTATCTCGGCATCGTGCAGCAAAAGGTCAACGCCACGGTGGCCTGGTCGAATGACCTGATCGTGAACAATCTCGACTCGATGTTCACGGTGACCCCTTCTCCGAATCCTGACCTGGACAAGGACAGTCTCGACCGAATTCGCCGCGGCGTGCGAGCCCAGCTCCGCCAGCGGATGCTGGATGCAGGCATCGCAGACCCGCGCCTGCTGCTTACCGCCGACGGCGAACCTAACGACCGCATCAATGACTTCTTGCGCGAGCAGGTCATGGCGCTCAAGCAAGTAGAGCAGGCGCGGATCGTCGGCCTGGCTGCGTCACAAGCTCGCATCGCCCAGACCGCCATGCGCGACACGATGGTCGAAGGCGGTTTCCGCCAGGCCTACGCCGCCTACAGCTTCGACCGTGCGCTGCACGGCATCGGCATCATGCGCTTCCCGGACTGGCAGCGTAAGCCCAAGCTGGTGCACGGCCGCAGCGGCAAGGCCAGGCTCGAATGGGTCACTTCGCCCTGGTTCCGGCATGTCCGGGTGTTTGATTTCTTTCCGATCTGCGACGCGATCGACTACCAGACCAACACCGGCAACACCGAGCGCACGTCGATCACCAAGGCCGAGCTGATCAGCATGGCCAAGCAAGAGCATTTTTTCAGCGCCCAGATCGAGAAGATCCTGGAGGAGTTCGCGTTCCGCACGCGCAACTGGCTCGATGCTGACCAGCACGACCGCGACGCCGGCTGGTGGGGCCTGGACGAGACCATCCCGCTGCTGATCCACGAGGGCTACTTCTCTGGCGACGAGCTGCGCGAGTACGGCATCGACGGCATCGACCCGATGGACTACGTTTCGGCCCGCATCGAAGTCTGCGGCGCCCGCACCATCAAGTGCCGGCTGCTGCGGATGCCCGGCGGCGCCGATCGCTCCTACTTCGGCGCTCCGTTCAACAAGATCGGTGACAACCTCTACGACTACCTGGGTATGGGCGCGATGCTCTGGGATTCCGAGCAGCGCGTGAATCGCCTGATGCACCTGTTCGAGCACAACGCCGACTGGTCATCGCGCCCGCCGCTGCTGACCAACCCCTCGGTGTTCGAGAACCCCAACGACGCCCGCAACATCGTCCCCGGCGGCAGCTACCAGGTCGAGGATCGCTGGGCCACCTCCGGCTCGATGCCCGAACCGGTGCGCCCGATCCAGACGGTATCGGCGCAGTACCACCTGCTGATGACCCAGGTGGGAGCCATCCTGCGCCAGGCCGACGAGGACTGCGGTATCCCGGCGTTCGCCTACGGCGCCCAGGACTTCGGCCGCTCGTCCCTGGGCGAGTATTCCCAGCGCATGACCAACGCGCTGCGCACGATCAAGCAGTCGGCACTCAACGAGGACATGTATTTCATCGAGCCGGCCTTCACAGGCCTGTTCAACCACAAGATGACCACGGAAAAAGACTTCTCCGCGGGGCAGGACGTGGGCGTGCTGGTGCGCGGCATGACCGGCCTGCTGCGGGAGGACGAGCGCATCCAGCGCGAGCAGGCGGTGCTGCCGCTGCTGCTCAGCCCGGCCGCGGCCCAGGTTGTCCCCGAGCAGGCGGTGCGCTACGCTGTGCGCAACCTCTTGGAACAGGCCGGTTTCCCCGTGGAAGCGCTGGGCATGTCAGACCCCGCCATAGACCGCGCTCTTGCCGTGGCTGCAGGGCAACCGACCGCCGGCTCCACCCCCGGCGGGCCCCAGGTGCCGGCGCTTGACGGCCGCAGCGGTGCCGCTGCCCAGGCCAACGTCGCCTCGCCCTCCGGCGCCTCCCCGATCTCCATTCCAGGCCCCTCCATATGAGCATTATGATCGCCGGCCGTCACGTCCTGCTCGACGACCCGCTGTACCACACCGGCTTCAAGGCCTGGGGCGTGGTGGAAGGCTTCGACGGCGGCTCGGCCAAGCTGCGCCTGACCGGCGCCAACGGCCAGACGCGCATCATTTTCGTGCAGCAAGGTGGTTTCGTGAACGGGGTGCGGGTTGTGTTCTGGCACGAGCCGCTTCGGCTTGACCTGCCGTTCCAGAACATCACCAAGTACCAACGGCTGATGGACAACATCGTAGCGGAGTTCCCCTCGTGAGACAGATCATCAATCGCGATACGCTCGATGGTGTTTCTCCGACCTTCGAGATCCGCCACCAGATCACGATCGTCGCCCTGGGCCTGGAGCCTCTCGACGAAGTGACGCTCTGGCTGGTGCTGCAGACCACGCCGGCGCGTGACCCCTGCACCTGTCCTCCTGGCCAGGTCGTGTTGCCGTCGGTGCTCGACGAAGTGCAGCTGCTGTGCTGCGGCACCCCCGTCGTGCTGACCCGCGACAACCCGTTCGTCGTGCTCGATGCGCCCCAGGGCGTCACGATGCGAGCCAAGCTCGACACCGACACCCCGAGCACGCAGTCGGTCATGTTCCAGGAAACCACCACCCAGAACGTCAACGATCGCTTGCGCGGTTGCCCCTGCGGAGTCACGCCATGAGTCGGATCGTCCTGTTCAACTCCCTTTCGGCCAATCTCGACTCCGCCACGTTCGAGATCACGCGGCAGCGCACCTTCATGGCGGTCGGCATGGAGCCGGGCGACTTCATTACCTTCGAGATCGTGAAGGTCGCCCCTGGCGCCCGGTCATTCGTCTGCGGCTGCCGCGTCAGCGAAGCCGGCCCTGGCGTGATCGAGGGAGTGCAGGAACTGCAATGCCCGGCGTGCGAGGCCCTGACCCAGCGCCCGGTGCGCCTGACCCCGCAGAATCCGGTGGTCGTGCTCGACTTCCCCCAGGGCACGGTGATGCGCCTGGTGTACCACGGCACCGGGCTCGACCTGGGCCTGGTCACGGTCTGGACGGACGAGACCCACACCCAGGATCTCGACGACGTGCTGCGCGGCTGCCCGCCGATCTACTACGCCGACGACGACCAGCAATGGCTCCCGACCGGCAACATCCGCTGCGCCGCCGACCAGACCACCCTGGAGATCGAGGAGGTCAACGAGTGCGGCCGCACACGCTGGACATCGGTTCCTGGCGGGCAGGTCTGGACGGACACCGCCAACCTGCGCTGCCTGCCCGGCGGCGTCGCTACCGAGGTCGAGCAGACCAACCAGTGCGGCGAGCGCCGCTGGGCCCCAGGCCCGCCCCAGCTCTGGGTGGACACGCCGAGCGTGCGCTGCCTGGAGGACGGCCTCACGGTCGAGGTCGAGCAGACCAACCAGTGCGGCGATCGCCGCTGGGCCAACGCCGGCTACCTGCAGGTCTGGCAAGACACCGGCGTGCGCCGCTGCGTCAACGACCTGCTGCAGATCCAGGAAGTGAACAATTGCGGTCGTCTGCGCTGGGTGCCCACCGCGGTGTTCTGCGAGAACTCCCAGCACTCCATCGTCGGTCTGACCGTCGCCCCGAACCCTGGCCCGGAAGGCACCCTGTTTTGCTGGACGGTGCAGCTCGACGCGCCTGTGGTCGGGCAGCCCCTGGTCATCGCCGGCCTGCTGTCCGGGGCGGAGCAGGACACCAAGAACTACCCCCACCCGATTGCGCTCATCCAGCCTGGACAAAACTCCGGTCAACTTTGCGTGCTGACCGAGGACGACGCCCTGGTCGGAGGCCCCCGCGCCCTGTGCCTCAAGCTGCTGCCCAACCTGCGCATCATCAACGAGCTGCCGCCGGTCTGCGCGACCGTCATCGACAACGACGTGGTGGGCCCGCAGCCGTCCGTGCATACCATCGTGTCGGTCGTGCCGACCGCGGCCAGCATCACCGAGGGCGAGCAGGCGTGCTGGACGGTGACCCTGGACGGCCCGGTGGCCGAGGGTGCGCTGACCATCAACTTCGACCTGTCGGGCTCCGAGCAGGTCGTCAACGGCTACACCCCGCCGGTGCTGGTGCTGGCCGATGGCGCTACGTCGGGCCAGGTGTGCGTCCAGACGCTCGACGACGCCGTGGTCGAGCCGACCCTGCAGCTCTGCCTCAACGCGCTCCTGTCGCCGCGGGTGACCGCTGCGCCGGCTCCGGTCTGCATCAACGTCCTGGACAACGACGTGGCCCCGCCAGTGGATTCGCTGCACAACGTGCTCTCGGTGGTTGCGACCCCCTTGGCTGCCGCCGAAGGGTCGCAGTTCTGCTGGACGGTCACTCTCGACGGGCCGGTGGTCAACTCGCCGTTGGCCTTGGTCGGCGTGCTCAGCGGCCAGGAGCAGGCCAACGAAAACTATCCGTTCCCAGGCGTGACCATCCCGGTCGGCGCAAGCTCTGGGCAGATGTGCGTGACCACCAACCCCAACGCCGTCATCGACCCCGACCGTCAGCTCTGCCTGGCCGTACAGCCTGCGCCTCGTATCATCAGCGCCCCAGCCCCGGTCTGCGTCACGGTGCTCAACGACGACATTCCGGTTGGCGACTCCGTGCACACCGTGGCTTCGGTCACCGTGGCTCCGACCAGCGGCCCGGAAGGCAGCACTTTCTGCTGGACGGTGACGCTCGATGCACCTGTGACAGGTACGCCCGTCACCGTGACGGGCGTGCTCAGCGGCCAGGAGCAGGTCAACGAAGGCTACGCAGCCCCGACCGGCGTGATTGTGCCTGGGCTCAGCTCGGTGCAGCTGTGCGTGCAGACCAACGACAGCTCGGTCATCAACCCCGACCGCGACCTGTGCCTGGCGGTGCAGCTCACGCCGCGCATCACGGCCGCGCCGCCCCCGGTCTGCGCCACGGTGCTCAACAACGACTTCCCCTCGACGCACAACGTCGTGTCGGTCGTCGTGACGCCGCTGGCTGCCAACGAAGGCTCGCAGTTCTGCTGGACGGTGACGCTCAACACCCCGGTGGCCGGCGCTCCGCTGAACATCATCGGTGTGCTCAGCGGTGCCGAGCAGGCAGCCAACAGCTACCCGGCTCCTGGCGTGACCATCCCGATTGGCTCCAGCTCCGGTCAGCTTTGCGTGACCACCCTGGACAACAACGTCGTGGACGGCGATCGCCAGCTCTGCCTGCAGGTGCTGCCGAACGTGCGGCTTGCGTCCATCCCCGCGGCGGTGTGCGCCACGGTCATCGACGACGAATCCATCGCTGGTTCGGCCACCATCCAGGTCAACACCCCGGTGACCGAAGGCGGCACAAGCGTGTGGTCGATTCTGCTCGACGCTCCGGTCACCGGTACGCCGCTGACCCTGACGGTGGTTTACAGCGGCTCCGAGCAGGCGCTGCACAACTTCCCGAACGAGCTGGTGACCTTCGGCATCGGGGAGAACCTGGTTTACTGGCCGGTGAACCACCCAGACACGCCAGGAGCCGACGGCGACCGCGAGCTGTGCGGCACCATCCAGCCCAACCCGCGGGTGCTCTCGCTCTCGGGCCCGGCCTGCGTGACGGTGCTCGACGACGAGATTGCCTTGCCCTCGCTGCCGAACAGCCTGGGCGGTGACTGCATCGTCGATAGCCCGTCCACCGGCCAGAGCAGCTACCAGATTGCGATGCTGCCCAGCGGTCAAATGCAGGTAACCCCTGGCGGGTTGGGCTCCTCGAACTTCACCTGGATGCCGGCCGGCGAAGACCCGGCCAACTATGAGGTGCGGTTCGATGGCGGCGGAGTCGGCCCGGTGGTTTCCTCTGGTGCAGCTCGCGGTGTTTGGCTCTTGGCCAGCACCACGCGCATCTACCGTTGGGAGGTCAACGGCCCCGGCCCGGTCGCCGGAAACATCAACGGCACGCTGAGTGTGCGGCGCGTCGGTGAACCGGTGGCAGACGATACCGTCACCCTCGATGAAATCTTCATCAGCCTGGGCGTCGAGTGCCCGTAACCGAAGGAGTGAAACCGTGAACAAGTATTTCAACACCAGTGGCCCGAAGGTGGTCAAGACCATCAGCAAGACGCCCTCGCCGCGCTCGATCCCGAGCACGTCGGATCGGCGCCCGTCGGGTGATCGTCCGGCCCCGCTGACCCGCCCGTGCGCGTCGTGCGGTCGTAAGAAGTGACTCGCGATCAGCGGCTGTACGAAGTTCGCAAGGCGCTCGCGTTGGATGAGCGCCTTGCCGGGCTGCTGAAAGAGTTGGCCAGCGACTACGCAACCGATGCACTGCGTCAGCTGTACCACACCAACGAGCCTGCTGTGCTGATTCGTCAGTCCGGCCTGGCCGAAGGTGTCGAGAAATTCATCACCCACATTACCAAGGCTCCCACGACCGCTCAGAGCTGACCGGTCGTTCCCCTTGCTTACGGAGAATCAAACATGCCTACCGCCCTTGAACTTGCCCAGCAGCGTGAAGCCGACAAGCTGCGTCGCTCCGGTCTCAACCCCGACGGCACGCCGATGCAGCAGACCCAGCCCAACGCCCGCGACGACGAGGACGACCAGGACGACGATGACCAGGACGATGATCCCGCTCCCAACCGCATGACCGCGGAGCAGCAGGAGATCGCTGACCTGCGCCGGCAGCTCGCGATGATGCAGGGTCGGGTTGCGCCGGCGCAGCAGGGCCAGGAAGAATACCGGCAGCTGTGGGAAGGTGAGCGCCAGGCGCGGGTCAACACCGAGGCCCAGCTCCGGGCCCAGCTCGACGCGCTCCAGGCGCAGATCGACGCCTCGAAACCGGGGCTCCAGCTCGACCAGATCTTGACGCCGGAGGAAATTCAGGATATTGACCCACTTGTGCTGGCGGCAATGACCAAGGTTGCCACGGCCGTCGCCAAAACCGCGGCGCCGAAGGTCGATGTCAAGACCGCGACGATGCAGGTTTTGGCCGAACGCGAAGCGGAGAAGGTCGTGCAGCACCGTACCAAGGTGATGTCCGATCCGACCCGCGGGCTGCACCAGTTGGCGCAGCTGGCTTACGACCAGGATTTCATTGCCTGGTCGCGTGAAGATGACAATGATGTTGACAGTGTGATCACCTCGCTGCTCAAAGCTACCAGCACCGAGGAAGTCGATCGATATGCCAAGATCGTTGCGAAGCGCATTACCAAGTTCCGTGAGCGGAACTCGGATCGACAGCCGCCGGATACCCGCACGGCTCTTGGTTCGCACATGCGCCGCGATGTAAACGCCAAAAAGACCGCTGCCGAAGTCACGGCATTGGTCAACAAGGCGAAAAGTTTGGCGCGTTCCCCTCGCGCAGAAGATCGCGCCGAGGCAAAACGAATTCTCGACTCCCTCAACTAAGCAAGGAGCACCATCATGGCACGCAACAATGCCGCCGTCGGTTACGAAAGCGTCGAAGGCTCGCTCTGGGCCCCGCCGCGCATCGCCGCCAAGATCGTTTACAACTACCAGATCTGCTCGGTCACCCCGCAGATCGCCAAGTCGAACTTCCTGAGCGACGAGGAACTGTTCTGCGGCTCGAAGGTCATCTTCGGCACGGAGCAGGATCTCGACCTGTTCGGCATGGAAACCGACAACAACGAGCATCCCGAAACGCAGTCCGGGCCTGGCATCGGCAGCGACTCGCTGACCATCTGCCAGTCCAAAAAGTTCGAGTGGAAGATCTCGAACCAGGACAAGCGGATGATGTGCTCGAACTTCGAGCGCTGGGAAGCGAACCTCCGCCGCCAGATCTCCCGCAACATCACCAAGCTGGTCGATGCGTACTCGATCCCGAAGATCATCGCCTCGGCCTCGCCGGACAACGTGGGCACCACGGCCGGTATGCTGACCCACAGCGTCAACCTGGGCAACCAGGGCGCCGACGCGCTGGACGGCAACTCGGTGGCTGGCTTCGAGGAAATGATCCTGTCGCTGATGCAGGTGGCGCAGGAAGCCGGCCTGATGTGCGGCGAGGGTGAAATGTCCAGCCTGGGCGAGACCGCCGATCCGGTGATCCTGATCCCGCTGGCGCTGCAGCGTTGGGCCTTGAAGAACCTCAAGGAACTCAACACCTGCTGCTCCGATCGCAATGCGATGGTGACCGGCTACATGGGCAACATGTACGGTTTCCGCCTCATGGCGACCCGCTGGCTCGTTCCGCAGGATTTCGGCGCCGCCGGCGTCCTGGCCCCCGTCGTCCTGATCGATCCGATGCAGGTTCTCCACGCCTTCGATGTCATCACGAACAAGTGGTACGAAGGCAAGTGGGAGGACTACCTGGTCGGTGAGTTCGTCTGGGACACCCACGTTTTCAACCCGCATGGCGTCGCTGTCGCCATCAGCAAGGTCTGAGGAGAAACTTACATGGCACGCACTCCGAAAAGCGTCAACAACCTCCAGGTGTTCCGCGGTTCGCTGCCGAAGCCCGACGTGTTCGCGAAGAACGCCGGTGGCTGCTGCGGCCCCGACGCCGGGCCGAGCCCGGATCGTCTGGGCGAGCGCACCCGCTTCGACAACGGCCTGGCCCACAGCAACCCCACCGGCGCGACCGATCGCTTCACCGTCCCCAGCGGCAACGGCTTCGGCGGCGTTTCCCGCGAGATCATCGACCACATCAACGCGATTGGTGTGGGCGCCTCGATCTCCGTGATCGCGCTGCCGACCTACGGCTTCCTGACCGGCGTGGGTGTCCACGTCGCGGCGGAGGAGCCGGGCCTGACCTTCAACCTGAGCACCCGCAACGGCACTGCCCTGCCGGTGGCGGATGTGAAGGTCGTGCAGGCGGCGCCCGCGGCCGCGGGGTGTGCCATCACCCGCTCTGCGGCTGACGGTGCGCTGGCTTCGTTCTCCGGTTTCGGTGCGCTCGGTTCCGCCGAGTTCATCGACATCCTGGGGCGCGACGGCCAGGGCGAGTTCATCCTGGAAGCGGATGAGTTGATCCTGACCGTGGCCACCATGCCGGCTGGCGGTCTGATCAACGGCACGTTCGACATCACCGTGAGCGCCAGCTACGACGTGATCCATCGCGCCGAGCGCTGAGCCGCGGTAAACTCAGGCACCCCCGGTCGAAAGGCCGGGGGTGTTTGGCCAACCAGGAGAACCCTATGCCCGTCGTACAGAGTCGCGTCAACGGCATCAAGATCAACATCCCGGCCGACGCACGCAACATCGTGCATCGCTTCGCCACCAAGGGTGGCAACGAACTGATCTTCAACGCCAAGAGCCTGAAAGATGCCGGCGTGAAGTCGCGCACGCAAGCGCAGGATTCTGTCGTCATCGAATCCGAAGCGCCTGACAACCTGGCCTGACCCCGATGGCCGTCGCTCGCCAGCTCAGGTACTCCCCGCGGAACTTCCTGATCGTCGATTGGTCGAACGGTGGCCGTCCCTTTTCCGAGTGCGGGCTGCCCAGCCCCATTCCGTGTTTGACCGGCGGCGCCGGCTGCGGCGATGCGTGCGATCACCCGCTGCCTATCACCGAGGCCTTGACGACCTACGATTGGGAGCGCTGGCTCCCCGAGGTCATCGTTGGTATCGACGACCCCGACGAGGAGATCGCGGCCAACTACGTTCGCCAGGCGGCGATCGAGTTCTGCAAGGGCGCTCGTGTGCTGCAGCGTGAGATCGTGATCGAGCTGCAAGCCGACACCACGACCTACCCGGTTTTTCCCTACCCCGAGGAGCAGATCGTCGGGGTCATCGGCGTGCGCATGACCGACGACGACTGCGGTGTGTGCTCCGGGCGCGATCTCCTGTCTGGCGCCTGGCGCGGAAGCCAGTGGCGCCTGGACACGGCCCGCAACGCCTTCTCGATCGACAACGCGCCGTCCAACGGTGTGCTGCGGCTGCTCGTCTGGTCGGCGCCCACCGAGGGCGCGTGCGTGCACGACTCGTTCCTTTACGATCGCTTCCGCGCCGACATCACGATGGGCGCCCGGCTGCAGTACGCCGCCGCGGTTCACTTCCGTGATCGTGCGTTGATGGCTTCGCTGCCCTCTTACGACATGTTTGCACGAGCGATGCTCCTGGCCAAAACCAAGGCCTTGATGCTGCCTAATGCGTGGCAAGCGCGTGCCGGCACCACTTTCAGCGTTGGGCGCGGCCAGACCCGCGAAGATCAGTTTTTCCGCCGGGGGTAAGCCGTGACGTTCCGAGACTGGCTGCTGACCGTAGCGTTTCCGCTGAACGACGCTGAGCCCGGCAGGGAGTTCCAGCGTTACACGCTGCGTGACTTGGTGGCAGCCTACAACGCTGCGATGTGCCTGGTCGCAAAGTACCGCAAAGACCTGTTCACCGAATACAAGGTCGTGCCGCTCGTCGCTGGCAAGTACCAGGACGCTCGCGGCTGCTGCGGTGAAGTGCTCGACGTGCTCGACCAGACCGACGCCGACGGCAACCTGATCCGCCCGATCAACGGAGCGCGTGAGCGCCGCACCACGGCGAAGCGCAACTGGAAAAAGGCGACCT